AGTTGAACCAGTTGCTGGTTTTGATAATATTAGCACTAGCACTAGCACTAGCACTAGCACTAGCACTAGCAATAAAAGCACACAAGAACCATTTATTAATAGAGAAACATTTATTAATAGTAGCAATGATAAAATATATAAGTTTGTAAAAGATGCTATACAGGAACGACATAGTAAATTTAAAGATACAGCAACTTTTCAAAGAGACTGTAAAAGTAGCTCATATTATTCGATGGATAAGTTTATAACAGAGGAAAAGAAGATGTTAGATACATTATTTGCCTATTATACTAATTTTGTTACTAGTTATGAAAGTCTATATTTACATAAAACGGCTGTAATTAGAATTATAAATGGTAAATTAGATGAATTAGAAAAAATACAAAGTAAAATAGATAGTTATAAAACAAATTTACACGTTGATAACAGAAAAAATAACTATCAAAATAGCAATTATAAATTTTATAGCACACTAAGAAAATATATGCTAATTTTATATTATAGTTTATTTGTTTTGTATTTAATATTTTCTAATTTTTTAAGAGAAAAACAATATACTAATAAGAAAATATTACTAGTATTAGCAATATATTTACTAATTCCTATAATTTTAAGCTTTGCAATAAATTTAACATATGAAGGTTATATCTATTTTTTAGAATCCAATAATATAAAAGAAGACACAAAAAGCTATGCTGATATTATAAAATAACAATAAAATAACAATAAATTAACAATAAATTATATTTATATTTTATATAATATATATATATAATATGGATTTTAACGCAAGAGATGCAAGTCCTACTGATAAAGATGAAATTAATAAAATGGAAGCCAGAGAACTACAGAAAAGATTAGATACAGAACAACTAGATGCATATTTTGCAGAGGAATTAGCAAGTCTAGATGATGAAAATCAGGCTTTTAACGAAGAATTAGCAAAACTTGCAGCCACTCAGCGATTAGCAGCACTTAGATCAAATGAATATAGATTAGCAGCACAACAAGCAGAAAAAGCAGCAAAAGCGGTTGAAGCGGCAGAAGCTGCAAGACAATTAGCAGCAAGACAATTAGCAGAAAAACAATTAGCAGAAAAACAAAAACCAATCAAACCACAAGAACCAATCAAACCACAAAAACAACCTTCAAAAAAACAACCTTCAAAAAAAAAGGATCCATCACCAAGTTCTGTTATAGAAGGTCTAGAAGATCTAGATCTAGATGATATGGAGATCGCAATATTACGATCTTTAGAAGATGAGCAGGTTGAAGGAAGAGAAGCAACTGTAAAGCCATTTGATATGTGGATTAATGAGTTTCCAGAACAACATCCAGCAAGAGCCAAACTCTATGATTTATTTAACGGAAGAAGATGGAGTGTTGTTAATCCACGTGGCGATGGTTTTTGCGGTCTTTATGTTGCTGCAATTGATTTTCAAAATAACCATTCTCCCAATACTGACCCTAGGTTACTAGAGCGAGTACTTGAAGTTTCGAGAGACGGATTAATAGAATTAATAATAGATGGAATGAAAAAATATTATGAAGCAAGAAATCGACATATTGCATTACGCAATAGAAATCCTGATTTTAAAATACCCAGCGAATTAGGCGAAAATAAAATAATTAATGTAGATGACGCTGATCCGACTAGTTACTTTGAATTGACACAAGAATTGTTAGAAACAAATGAAGAATTTGTAAGAGCTAAATTAAGAATATTAGGAGATTTAGCTAATACACCGGAAGCATTATTTGTATATTTACCATATATATATAAACGGAGTTATTTGATTTTAACTTATGATGGTTTCAGACGTGGATCTCCTTACTTAACAACTTTTATGCCTTGTCTTGCTGATGTTGAAATAGACGCACGTGGCAATGCAATATATCCATATGGTGAATTTACAAATAGCGCAATAATGTTCAATAATGGACATTATTTTTTAATCAATAACCCAGATGATGCTATAAAAGCAGATGTTATTAATAGCATTTTAGCAAATAAATTTAGCGATGAACCTAGAAGACTGTGGCAAAATATATTTGCTGCTGAGGGAAGAAGACTTAGAAAACGTAAAGGGAGAACACAAAAAGGGAGAACAAAAAAAGGGAGAACAAAAAAAGTGGTAACACAAAAACCAAGACCACACAGATCGTTAAGGCATAAACATAAACATAGAACACACACATTAAAAAAACAATAAAAAATTAAGCAAAATAAACAAAATAAACAAAATAAACAAATAAAACAAATCACATTATTCCTCGTTATCGCTAGCATCATCATAATTAATTTCAACATTATACCACTTACCTTTAGCGCATTTTCCATATTGCTTACTCATATAATCAATAATCTCTTTTCCATTTGGTATATTATTTCGTCCATATTGCATAATATACCATTTTTTGAATTCTTCCAATAATTCGGTTTTCTTAATAACTCCATCACGCTTTCTAGAGATTTTATCTTTAGCAAACTCAGTCAAATAATCTTGTCCATCGCGATAATTATCACTAATGCTTGTAACAATTTTAGCATCTTTAACAATACCCTGCGTTTGATATGCCATATTAACCAACATAGAAGCTAATACTGGAGCCCATAATGTAAATTTTTCATCTATTTTCTTATCAATCAAATACTGATACGGAAAATTAGTCTTAGGAAATTTGTCCTCATTTTCATATGGACTATCGAGAAATTTAGACATAAAATCGCAAATACGAATACGACGCCAAGTGCCATCATCGTTTGTATTAATATCAAATAATACGTTAGTACATACAACAAGTTTAAATTGTGGAATAAACGTGACGCTGTCTTTGAAAAGCGCACGACCTTGAATAGGGTCACCACCAGTAATTTCTTTCATAATACCTTCATTAATCTTGTCACCTTTGCTAGGTTCTTGCATAACAGCATAACGCACACCCATTAGCGCAACAATCTCAGAAGAGGTTGACCCAACACAACTGCGATTTTGCGTGATTAGCGTAATAGGAACTGTTGCTTTATAATCGCCCAAACATTTGCTCATTAGCTCGACTAATTTTGATTTACCATTACATCCACTGCCCGTATAAATATTGAATGTTTGATTAGTGGTTGTTCCGATTAATGTAGAGGCTAAATGCTCCCACATATAGCGGCGCAATTCTTCGTCTGGAAATAATTCGTCCATAAACTTATTAACTTCCTTCATAATAGTCTCGTAATTAGCATTAGCACTTGATTTGCACGAACTAGTTAAAGTGCTATAAGGAATGTAGTCAATATTTGTAGATTTAGAAATATAATCGTCTGGCTTTCCTTTTCTGTGTATTTTATTTTGAAAGTCAATAACATAATTATTGAAACATAGTAAATACGGATTAGCATCTAATTTATTCATAAATTCTTTATCATAAAATAATTCTTTTGCTTCTCTCATAATGTTGTTTTTCCAACTAGTAGTTTTGAGTAAAATGCAAATGTCGCCCAATTTATGCGAACGAATTTTTAAATTTTCGGTATTTTCATCATTATTCTCTTTTTTAGTAATGATTTCAATAAGTTCGTGCGACTTAGCACAATATATGTCGTGCATTTTTTTAGATATTAACAATCTAAGAGTGCTGCCCGAATCGATTTCGTCCCATTTATGATTTTTGTATTCATACCACTGATTATTTTTAATACTTACACATATAAACTGGTCTTTAAATAGTTGATATAATACAACCGCCAAGTCGAATTCTGTAACCTTATCTTTTAAAATCATTGTTTGCAGTGTTTGGTCAATATAATAAGAAATAGTTTCGCTGCGAATTTTAGTATATTCGCTAAGATTATCCGTTTTAGCCCAAAACATAATAGAGCGATTTGTCAGACCGTCATTATTTTTAATATCAAAGCTTTTCCACATACTATAAAAGCGCGGCACATCTGCAAAATTAAATGACGTCGACAATGAGCTTAATTTAATCCACGTCAAGAATAATTTTTCGTGCGTATTTTTGAGCGCCCACCCCACGCGGATCCATTTATTATAAGCACCGCTATTGTAATAGCTTTCTGGTAGTATCATAGCAAATTGATGCGTTTCTTTTACTTCATATTCCGTACACGCAATTTCTTCAATAAAACATTCGACAAGGTTGTCTAGTGTGGCTTTATTATCAATCTTCGCAAAATCATACATATTAAGATCGACTTTTGAGCTAATAACATTAACTTTAGCTTTGTGTTCGCGATTATGCAATTCTTTTTTCTCAAATTCTATTTTCGAAAGAATGGATTCATTATTTTTTAATTCAAAAGATTGATGACCATTATAACGCGCACTCATTAATGGCAGATGTTCTTTAATTGCGATTTTTGAAACATTATATTCTTTAAAATTCCATAGCTCTTCAGCATTGTCATAAGTTAATTCAAAATAATAAGTCAATGAATACGCTTTATGCTGCGGTTTACGAGAACCATAAACTTGCCAATTGACAAAACCTTTTGTTATTCCTTCGTCAAACACGTCCTCATATTTATTTGTAATAGGAATATTATCCCATATTCCTTTAATTTCGCCTATTACCATTTTACGCAAAACACATTGCACGGCTTTGTGCGTTTTAATACAAAATACAATATGAATACCGTCTTTTGTTTTATCTTCAGTAACATTAACGTCTGGTTTTTCATAAATATACACATTTATTTTTGAGTTGTCAGGAATATCATAAATCTGGTTTAATTTGTTAGCATATAATGCAATTAAATCAATAATATGGTCTTTATTGTGTTGGCGCTCAGTAACAGATTTGTCATAACGTAAGTCGACGTCAACCAATAAAGGACCGTCTTCAATTAACTGTTTTTCAGTCAAATATTCACGCGTCTTTTCTTCAAATACGTGCCTATAATATTTATCCCAAAATTCAGGTAAATTTGTGATGTTATAACTGCCACCATAAATATTTAATTCTTTACTGCCTATTTTGGTATGACTAATGACACCTTTATCGGCTTTAACAGATTTTAAATAATCATCCCATTTAGATGAATTAGAGTTGCTATGTGTTATATTATTAGTCATTACAATTATTTAATAATTATATATATTAATATATTTTTATTTCAATTTTATAATATTTAAAAAATGTAAAATTTGAAAA